GTCGCGCCCAGAAAGGGCGAGTGCTCTATACCAGGCCATCGCTTCGATCCACGAAGGACGTTGAATGTCTCCAGCGGGTTCTTTGTCAGCTCATCGACTGCTTGTGCCGCGAACTCTGCCGACTGGTATTTACTTGGATCGTCGAGATTCCTGAGCGCCAACTTACCCCCACCGAACTTATCCTCGATATGAAAACAAAGACCATCTATCTGAGTCTCCTTTAGCTGCCCTAGCCACAACGGAAACTCCAATGCAATCTTGGATATCTGCCGGTCCCGCAGGTCGGGATAGGTCTCACAAAACAATCCAGCCCTTATCCCCTTGATGTGATATTTACCCCAAAGGTAAATCAGGTACATCAATAATGACCAACGGAGCCAGTACGACTTGCTCCCTCCTCTGGCCCCGCCGAAAAGTATAAATTTATGGGTGAAGATCGCTTCCCACGCCTTTACTTGATTCGGGATCGCCTCGAAATTGCAGAGCTTCCAAATGCTTACTTCTTCTCTGCTTCTTCCGTTGCCTCCGCCGGAGGTGCCGCCGTAGGTTCGGCCGGCACCGGGGCGTCGAATATCAAGCATATTTCACCATCATGCTCAACCCTCTCCACAAATAGACGATGATGCTTGCCGAGGAGCTCCAGGGCTTTGATGGCATCATGATGATCCATCGTCCCATCTTTCGTATCGGAGCTGCGAGTTCGAAGCTGGCCCCGGGCCATTGACGTGAGCCTGAACAGGATTTCGTTGGCGGCCATGGCTTTTTCTTCAAAGTAGGCTGCAATTCTTTCTTGAATCTTAGGTTTTCTTAGGTTTTCATAACCTACGACCGCCAATGTGTTGTCATCGCCTTTATATCCTGCTGTCCTAGCCGCCTCTGTGGCATTGAAACCGTTTGTTAGATATGCGATAACGAATCCGTGTTGTTTACCGGTTAGCCTTCCCACGTCCTTTGCTCTTCCTGCGCGGAGAAGAGATTACGCCTGGCCCATGGGACTCGATCCACCCCGCCAGTCTCCTCGCGCTCTTTCTGCTCGTCCCTCGCTTTTTCATCAGCTTACGAACGAGCTGCCAAAACGTCAGACTCTTACCGCCTCTGAACTTAATCGGCATGTCAAACTATTTATTATCACATTCGAGGGTCTGTTTCTAGGGGGGTATCTATGAGACCTTACAAGGATAACTGTCTTTAATTCTTCTGCTAACTGCTTCTGGTATTTCTTCTAGCGGCACGATTCGCTGTGCTTTCAACTCTTCCCCCATAATCTTATATACTTCCCTGGTGGGCACATTGAAGACAATCATCCCCTCCGGCCAGTACCCATCCACTGCGGATCTAACCAACGTATTCTTATTTAACTCATTCCCAATCATTCCCACATAGTCACATTGCATAACTACGTACTCGCCATCAGGCAAACCCTTCATAACTGCCTGGTATTCAATCGACTCCTTACCTTCATACTTTTTCCGGCATGCTTCGCAATATTTATATGGATTTTTGAAGCCCACCTTTTGAGAAAAACGACGCCCGCAGCCCTTACACCGTTTCACTATTTTCATCTGACAGAGCCTTTTCTATCTGCTCTTTCCGGCCGGCGTCGAGATGGATACAGGGTTTTCTTTTGCCGCAGAACTCACATGACTTTGTTACCCAGGGCATTGACAGGAACAGGTGATCCAAACCTACTTTTGAGGAACAATCGTGACAAATTAGAATGTATTGATCACCCATGCTTATTCCTCCCACCAGGTCCACTCTCTCATTGCCATGCGGATCCATACGTCCCCCCATGATGCTTTTCTCCTCGTTGAAAAATCGTACACTTCGTAAATGTCTTCAAGGGTTACTGTGTTGCCCGCGGAGATTTCTCTAAGTACCTTCGGTGCAAGATAAAAACTTCCCCATGTAGCTTCATATGGTCGCCACTTACCGCCTATTTTTATCTCCACCCATACATGATCTATTTGGCTTGCGATAACGATATTCGCCTCATAGCCACAGTTTTCTACCAGCCATTCAATATAAGCCGACATCTGCGAACAATCCCAGATATTCTCTTGGTATGGATCGACCCATTCATATTCAGTTAGGTATGAATTGATGGAAACTCCCTTTGGTATAAGACATGGACTTTCGTAATAACCTTTGGGAATAAATTCTTCTGCTGTTGGTGCCTCTGTCAGCCTGGCATTGATTGTCGCAAATAATTGATCATTCTTAGTCAATGTCTCTGTCGGCGTAAGGGTGGGAAGTATCTTTGTCGGCGTGGGAGTAGACGATTCTCTCGTCATCGGCGCACAGGCAACCATTACAATCATCGTGCCGATCAAGGGCAGCACCTTTGCTCTATTCATCCCATTGCTCCTATCTTTGACGATGCCTTTCCAACCCTACTATAATCCTCTGTCTCTTTAAAGGCGACAGCAATCCTCGAGCTCCGGCGCGCCGTCTTATTCTCTCCTTATATTGCGGGCTTTCGTGCGGGTATGGACATAGCCTCACTAATTCATGAGCCACAACCAGATCGATCAACAAGCTAATCTCGAGCTCCATGTCCTGTTCTTCAATTGTTCTCATCCAACCTCCGTCAGCTCGTATCTCTTTCCGCCGATTTCAACTATCTGTGGTAATCCCAACTTCGCTCTGATTTCGGGATCTTTTGGTTCATATCCCTGATTGGCGACGCGCCATGCCATCGCCCCAGAAATTTCTAATTCAAGCCCAACTGCACGCCAGCTATGTAGATGGTCATAAAGCTCAAATAGTCTTGTCTGAATGGCGTTACAAGCCGTAGGGCGCACTCTGGTAGTCATTTGTCCTCTACGCGAACTCTGCCATTATGCGCACCACCTGGCGGTCGTCATTGATCAGGATCGGGGCCAGTGACTCTACTCCACCGGCCTGCGCACTCAGCCCTTCAAGGACAGCTTTCACGCAATTGTCCAGATCGCCTCGCTTCTTTGGCATCGGTCCTTCTAGTTCTCTCACCTCAACGAACGTCGAATCCTCCCTAAAAATGATCTTGACTTCGACTGGACCCGTCAATACATAATCATCCCCTAGCCTGAACCGTCGTTTACAGTCGATCGCTGCTGCTCGGATCTCATCGGCGTATTCACGATAGCGCAGAACTTTCGCCCGCCTTGCCCACCGATCCCGCCGTGTCATTCGTGGCTTGGGTTCTGGCTTGCCTTCGACCTTGAACGTGAACAGCTTAGGCATCCTACCTCTCCAACTCACTCACCTCCGACTTCTTCAAAATCGCCTTCGACGAAATCGCCATCAGAAGGCGGTAACAGTTGCTTCATCGCCGCGCTCTCGCTCCATAATTGGGTAAGGCTTTTCCCGCTATTGTCTTCGATCATCCAGGGCATGAGCGGCGCATAGCCCGGCGAAAGTTGCTGGAGGAACCAGGTGCCATCGAGGGCGTCGCGCACCATATAGAGTGCCATTTTCAGGCACTTTTCCCTACGCGTTTCAATGTTTTTCTTTACCGGCAATGCGGCCACGTCCAGTCGCCCTCTCATCATGCCACCATCAGGTTGCTCAATGACATAATGTATTTGAAATCCATCCCTCAATTGTTCGTTGATCTTGAAAGTGCCACTTTGAAAACCCGAGACCAAACCGCCCAATCTCCCGATCGATGCGGTGATTTCAGATTTCAAAGAAGATACTGATTTTCTTGTTCTATGTCCCTGCCAGCCGCCAGAGGCCGTCACGTCTTCATAGAACGGCACGTCTTGGGCCGTCTTGGGTTGATCAGGTATGAAGTTCATGTTCACCTCCGAGGGCTTTTGATATGAGTCATTATCATAAGCATTAAATTAGTAGATTATCCGTAATCAATTCCAGTTCTTCTGGAACATAATCTACTTTGCTATCTTCCAAATCCTTCCAAATATATTCCTTAACCTTTCTGATTGCTTCTTTCATATCTTTAGCGGCCACGTAATATACACTCCAATCTTTTACCCTAATTCTCCAGAGTTCCATTTTAGCCTCCTATGCTTTCGATAATTGACTTTATCTTAATCTTTCATTGATTCGTGTCGATCTCAGTCAGTTTGATCTCGCCTAACTTCCACTCAAAAACGTTTCGATACCACCCCGCACCATCAAGGAACAGAATGCCTTTGCGATTGCCTTTCTTCGGAGATTCGGGGTGTATCTCCTCAAGATGCTTCTTTAATTCGTCTTGTCCTGTGAACATCGGTTCGCCTTCACAGGATTTACAGATGAAATATCTTACTTTCATCCCTCACCTCCTCGTGTGCAATGCTCACATCCACATACGAAAGTCCATAATCTTGAATCGAATGGTTCTTCAAGGCGCTCTTCAGGCCAACCTGCCTCAATCATTAGTTCTCTAGTTACAGCCTTGTCGTCCATTTGTTGAATGCGTCTTGCCCTCATATCTATAAAGTCTAGATGATCCACACTACAGCCCTTTGCAACGGCGCAGCCTCTTGTATCTGCATGAACAATCACCGACCACTCTCTATCAACTGGAAAGACTTCCCATGCTCTCATACCTGCCTCCATGGAGCATCCAAAGATGCCCTGACTAACTTCAATGCCGTGACTTTCTTCGCACCCTTGCTGATCGCTCTACTTACCGCTCGAGGCGTAGTCAGATCGTAATGCGGATGCCTTTGGTGCTTTCCGCCTTGAAACCAGCAACGCTTCAAGCCCATCCTGCCGGCGAAAGCATGGAGCTCCTCGAGCGACTCATCCGAGATCAGGTGGACGCCGTCAGTAAGAATCAAATCCGCCTCTTGCCCGCCTCACTCATCCCTCGCCGGGTGAGTCTTGACATTAGTTGAAGATGAGATAGCGGGCCTGCCCGGCTGCTTGTACCTCTTTAGCAGCTCCTAGCTTCCTCTGCCTTGTAAAGCTTAAGCCAGCACATATCTTTGCATTCTCGTTGATCTTCGGGCAGGTAGAATACCACCCACCCTCGTCGTCGAAGGAACCTTGCAGCCATACGATGATGAAACTCCAGAGCATTTCTTATCCAAACCATAATCTTCTCACTCATCACTCCTCTTTCTCCCTTCTTGTGTCGCTTATTAGCAGATCCGATCTACCTCATTTCTGACATCTGCGAGTAAGGGTATCAATGCTCGAACACGTAATTTCAACCCGATTATCTCCGTGATCCGCTCCTGAACCACAGAATTTTCTCCCGTAGAAGGGCCTTTAGCGCTTTGATCCTCGCTGGGCACAACGCCCAACTTGGAAACCAACCCACCAACAGAAGACTCGACAGCCAATACTGCTTCTTGCAAGTTCTCCAGCTCGCCCATTATCGTGCGCTCTTCTGCTCCGACGCTTGGTGTTGCGCTCATCGTACTTCTCCTTTCACTTCGACCTTCGGCCAACGCTTCATGGCGTCCATGAAAGTTAAGTCGGGAACTATTTCAGCCCCATACTTACCTTGGGTGGCATTGGCCCCTATGCGGTAGGCACACCACATCACCAATCTGTGAGGTAACAGCCAAGCAATGAATATGCAGATTCTATCTAGCATCTTAGCTATCTCCTTTATCATTTGACCTGCTTTCCGCAGGCCTTCGGCGGCATGTTAGCGATCCAGCTCTCGACCACCTCCTTCGTGTATATTTCGATCATCCTATCCAGGAACCAATTACGATAAAACCGAGAGTCCCCCAGCCCTCGGTTCAACCAGGCACAATTCAGGCTGCAGTTGATCTCACTCAATAAAAAATAATCGTGCAGCTCCTTGGCTATTTGATGAAAGACATTACGTGGTACAAGAATTTCGTTTATGTGAAGCCCGCTCGAGCACTTGTGCCGGACATACGCCTGGCCCTCACAATTGCACACACGGCCGTCTACCCTCACCTGGCGCCGGGGATCCTCCATCAGTCTGATCCTGAGCTCGGTACGGGTCGTTATGGTCCTTAGATCATCGCGGTTCATTTTGCTATTCAATTCATTCTCATTAGACCCGGGCAATTATTCCCCCTGGCCTTTATCACGCCTTTTGCCACCCGCACATCAATATAGTTGTGTAGTTTGGTGAACTTGACGCACTTGAAGCCCTTGCGGTCCAGCAGGATGTAACGACAACAGGCTCCGCCTTGCCCCAATTTGCATACTTCCATTAGCGTCTTCTCACCAATTTTCAACTTGCTGCCCCTCTGCCGTAGGCATGGTTACGATATCTGTCCTTATCGAAAGCATTAAAGAGTCACTCGTGCTCTCTCCCGAAGGTCCCACAACCACTCCGCTGTCCTCTCTGCCGGCGCCTGTGGCCAAGGCGGCTTTAGTGCACTGAAAAGATCATTCTCCGGTTAGAGCTATATATGTTTCCATGTTTTGCGATTGACAATTAGATTTATATTGGCCTGATCGACGTCATATCTTGCAGCTAATTTTCTATGGCTAGTACCGTCTCGAGCGTATTCCTGACGAATTGATATAACCTGATCCTTGGTCAACTTTGATGCCCCGTGACGTTCGCCTTTTGCAGCCCTACCTTTATTGGCCATATCTTTTTGGTTGTCCGCCCTGGTTCCCAAAAATAAATGGGCTGGATTAATACACAATTTATTGTCGCACTTATGCAAACAGCATAAACCCTCTGGAATAGGGCCAGTCGTAAGTTCATAAGCAATGCGGTGAGAACAATAGTCCTTTCCTTCAAATCTAATATGGCCATAACCGTTGCCGCTCACGGCCGCCATCCACGGCCAACATTCATCATCTCCCCTTATATTAACTTTGTCCCAAAATCTTTTTATATCCACTAGTTCACCCTTCGACCTCTCGAAAAATCCTCTTTTTCGCTTTCTCCCACACCCATGACGCCGCTCTTTCCACTGGTTCGATCCACGGCAGATCGATCTCGGCGAAGAAGTCTGCTTCTTCCGGCGTAGGGACGATCAGCGGACAGCCGGCGCCTTTGGAGCAGCCGCATTTCGGCTTCGGATGATGATGTATGAGATATCCGTCAGCCACGTGCTTCCCCTGCCGACGAGCCAATGTCACTAGCGCCCTGCTGAAGTCCCAGGGTCCGGTCCTGATCGCCAGGCAGCCTCCCCACCCCCGCTCCGTCGTGAAAAATAAATCACAGCAGATCCCGGTCTCGCGATGACGCAGGCGTTTATATCGAGGACCCCACCGCTTAAGCTCCTCGTCTTTCTCCCAGGCAAAAGCTTCCTGACCCAGGTTGAAGTCGAGCAACGTATCCAAGGTGCTGCACTTCTTCGATTCGAGAATATTCCCGAACATATCGATTACATGCGTCTCCCCCATCGCAGGGATGGCTACGATCTCGATATCCTTGACCTCGTGCTTCTCTCTGCGCAAGCTGCCGGCAATCTGGATCCTGTCGCAGACCGGGGAAATCTCCTCGACCAGGTTCTGAGCGATGCTTAGCGCCATAGCCCTTTTCATATTTCCACCCGCAAGGTGCCGGGACCTTCGGCCACCACAAACTCAACTTCAACCCTCTCGCCCAGGATCCCGACCAAAATATTCTCGGCTATCTTCTTGCCACGGTCCTTTAGCCATAATTGCTGTTCCTCATCACGACAGCTAACGACGAATTTCCTATCTTGCCGGCCAACATATCCTGTGCCGCTCCAGTCTCTTTCAAAGTGACGAGCTCGGCCGGGGTAGTAATCAAGATCGATGACCAAAAGAGCTTTAACCCAGTTGTCTTGAGAAAAAGAAGGCGAATCTTTTAACTCAGTCTGGTTAAACTCAGTCTTGGTTAAACTGAGTCTTGAGTCCTTCACCGTGGGTGGAAATACTGATGGTTCCGTAGTGGAAATACTGGAGTCGCGCTGCGGAAATACTGTGCCGTCATTTTCATGCAGTATTTCCGTAGTGGAAATACTGGTGGTTTCCTCGATTGTAGTACCCCCCACATCTGGCGGTTGCGTCAAGAAATATTCCGTCGATTTCCCGAATCTCTTGCGTCTCCTCAAATATTCGAACTCCTCCAACTTATCTATTGCTATCTTGATCCTGCGCCTGCCCCATCCGATGTCTTCGCACATCGTCTCGTATTTCGGAAAGGCACAGCCACGTTCCTTATTCGTGCGATACCGGAAGTACATAAATAAAAAGACAGCATCGCTTCCAATCTCTGCTGTCCTCTCGATGACACATTCGGGCATAGGGGTGAAAAAGCCCCATTCGTCTGTTAGCTTGCTCATTTCTCTCCTTTCAATAAAATCGGCTCTGACCGGAGCCGGAGGGGGTCAAACCTCCGGAGTCGGGAGGGCGTTCCTCCGACCCCGATCAAAGCCGATGACTCCTTCATATTTGACCCTCACAAATCTCTACCTGATTACCGCCTCAACTCTTTCGTCAAACAGATTTTCATGCCGGCATGAAATTTGTCGGACTGGTCCATCCAAATATCGTGCTCTCTTCTCAACCCAGCGGTGCTGGACTTTCAGCTAAGTCGATGGGCGATATTGCATGAGTAACATACGACATATGAACGGTAGGATCTCATGCCCTTGTTAAAGCCAGCGTAATTGCAGTGATGCCCACATTCAGGGCAAGTGGTGAGGAGCGCAGCACGTTGATCAGCTCGGGATTCATCCACTGAGGTAGCACCCGGTTGATATCCATGGGCTTCGAGATCGGCTTTGATGGGGGCCCATGGTCTCCAGATTTTCGTAATATCCTCCATTCTGGGCATTGGCGCTTACCGCCTTCTTAGTAGCTTCAGGCGCAACTCTGTCGGCTTTACAGCCTTCACGCGGAAGCGAGAGCCTTTCAACTCAACCTCTTCACCGACACGGAACCACCCACCGTGAAGGGGATTCTCCTTCTGCAACTTAGCAAGTTCCTCTTCGGTCTTGAATGGTACAAATGTTCCCTTTCCGTCATCCATTGTTTTCTCCTTTTAGCCTCTGTGCGCTGACTGGAGAGCAACCTGAGGGGGTCAGGCTGCCCCCCAGCCAGCTAGGTGATGTGCTGGGTGATGAGCAGATTTGTGGGATAGTGGCCCAGCACTTTCATTAGCACTTCATTCGTCTTTTATCTCAGGCGCCTGCGGTGCCCACACTAAACACATCTTCGTCTCCCCGTCCTCTGTGCGTGCTCCCCACTCCAAAAACGTCACGGGCACTATCGACGCATAGATCGGGCTTATAGGAGTTAATTCCCGCTTCTTTTCAGCTTTCATATCTGCTATCATCTAACCAGGCGGCGTTGGCCGATGATTCGGCCTTTCGCCGTCGTATTTTTGGGGTCCTTTCTGCACTAATCCCACAATCTCAGACAATTGGGCAAGCCTTGCGGCGGCATATTCAGCCTCCAGCTTTTGCCTGAGCAACATTTCTACAATTACTGCTTGAGCGTCATCTAGCCCGTCTGCTGTTGCATAGGTGTGACGGCGACGCTTTAGCTGATCGCGCAGCTCTTCGATTTCTTCAAGGCGATGATCCAGATGCTTTAGCCAGGAACCCACCAGGATCCCGCCGGCGAAGAAGACCAGACCGATCGTTAGAAGGGCCCCTAGCTCTTTTAATCCAAGGATTATCATGATGAGACCACCTACAATCAGAAGGGCGACTAACATCCACAAAACGCGCACGAGCTTCTTTTCCACCTCAATCCCTCCTATGAAGTTCTGACAAGCCCGGTTTTCTCCCCTATGATTTAGCTGTGGGACTGGCACGATGGCCCTTCAACAACTAGCCAGCCCCTGTAGAAGAGAAAGGGTGCTACCGCTTGACGCACCCCTGGGAGTAGCCCAGTTTTCTTGAGCGAAGACGGAACTTTCTTTGAGAAAGCTCCTGATTGCGTTATCTGAGCTACTCCAAGCGATGCACCAAGGAGAAATCATGCAGGAACTAATCGATTGTTTCTTGGGAAGTCAGAGGGGTAAATGGTCTTCGGAGACCGTTTATAAGTACGATCGCTGCCTGAGGGATTTTGCTGATTGGTTGCCTGCGGGACGTAAGGCAACCGAGAAAGAGGTTATAGCCTGGCTAGGCAGCCACACTAATTGGGGATCATCCAGTCAGAACGTGGCAATCTGCGCACTGCGCTCATTTTTCCGCTGGTCAGTTGGTGAAGCGAAATCGCCCATGCGTAGAATCCCGCTGCCTCGTCGCGAATATAAACCTCAGCGCACACTCACCGAAGATCAGGTCATTCAGATCCTAAGCAGCATCGACACATCAAAGCCGAAAGGGATCCGTGACACAGCAATACTTCTGATCATGCTCGATTCGGGTCTGAGGAGCTCCGAGTTATGTCGATTGAGCTTGGATCATCTTGAGCTTTCAAAGCGGAGATTTATGGTGCGAGTGAAGGGTGGCCGTTGGGCTGAGGGGGCTTTTAGCTATTACACCGCCTCGATGCTAAAAGCCTGGCTGAAGTTGCGAGATAGATTTGCCCGGGTTGGTGTTAGGACTGTTTTTGTATCGGTCGGGGGAAATCATCCCGGGTCACCTTTAACCCGGTACGGCCTAACGGTGATATTCCGCTACATCGGCAAACAAGCAGGGATCTATCCGTTCTCGCCTCACGATCTGCGCCGGACATTTGCAACACTTTCTCTCCGAGCAGGTGCGCCTTCGCGTCTGCTGCAGATTGCAGGCCGGTGGAAGTCGCTTAAACAGGTAGAGAGCTACACCCGAGCTCTCAATGTAAGCCACTTCGATCCGTATTTCCCATCATTGTTCGTTATGGGTTTGAACACGGAACACAATTCTTGAAAACGCAGCAGGAGGCTGCGGGTTCGATCCCCGTCGGGCACCCCAAGAAACTATGAAGTTGTTAATGTACACTCGCCGGCACCTACGGCCGGCAGAGGTTTTATGCTATGAGAATTTGAACGAATACTGGAAAGGGCATCTTCAGCCTCTAGGCTGTTGTGCGACCTATCCGCTTCGGATTAGCTGCCAGGCGGATAGGGAATGATGGCGGGCCGATAAATAAAGCGGCTCGGGGAAATCCTCTGCTTTGTGCAGGGGATTTTCTTGTCCCTTAGCCGCTCTCCACCTCTTTAGGCTCAATAACGACAAGCTCCCCAACGCTAACTTCCAGAACATCACAAAGCTTATTGATGGTATCAAGTGTGATGTTCATTTGCTTGCCGGCAGCTAAGCCTTGGGCAGTAGGCCAAGAAAGACCAGACTTTCTCATCAAGTCAGATGCAGTCATGCCTTTCTTTTTGAGCAGTTCGGGGACCCGTAATTTCGGTGTCCCAGGTGTCATAACTTCCATCTTCCCTCCATTCATATCCGCAGTATATAGGATAATAAAAAACCTGTCAAGTATATCGTATATATTGAGCTTGACAATGATGTCAATTATAGTTTATACTGTTTAATAGATAAATACTGAGGAGCAGAAAAGATGACACGCAACTCATTCGCCACAATAAAGCGTGAGCTCGCGCATCAAGAATATATTGATGTCCTGCAGACTCTTTCAAGAGAGAAGGTTGAGCTGGCGGATTTTTTGGAGCTCGAGACTCAACTTGACTTCGACCAGGCCATGAGCTTGATCGAAATGTTATGCAGCGAGATCCTGCCCGGTTACCAAGGCATCGACAAACTCCCTGCATTTTGGAGTGAGATTCGAGATCGGCTAAAAATGAAATACGCCAAGGATCAGTAAAATGCCCGACGATAATGATTTGATGGTTACAACGCCCGCGTTCAACGAAGCACAGCAGGCAATACTTACCCAAACCACACCCGAATACGCCATCTTGACGCGTGAAGGGCCAAGGGGTAAGACACTATCTTATGTCGAGCATGGCTGGGTCACCGAGCAGCTCAACCTGGCGTTCAAGTGGAATTGGTCTTGGGAGATCAAGGAGGCAATGTTGCTTCCTAACGATCAAGATCCCAATGAGGTCTGCGTATTAGGAAGGCTTACCGTGCATTCCCCCAAAGGTGACATTGTCAAGATGCAATTCGGATCCGCCAAGATGAAACAAGGCATAACTATTGGAGCCAGATTCAAGGCTGCTTCCAGTGATGGGCTAAAGAAAGCCGCCTCTCTTCTCGGCCTGGCGCTCGACCTCCACAGAACGTCGCCCTCCAACGGTGGAGAAAATGGAGAAAATGGTGTTGTTCGTCCATTGGATCCAGAATACTTGCGGAAAGCTCTGGCGATGAAAGCAAAGAAATACGACTCTCGACAAGCCAGCCCTGATCAGCAAGGTCTCGCCATGGGTATGCTCGAGACTTGTTTTGCCGGCGACAATGCATCTACTGAAAAGCGTCGATCGGTGCTTGTTTATCTATTTGATGTTGATAGTGGATCCAATCTTAGAAACGGAGAAATCCTGGCCCTGCTCGACTGGCTCAAGCCAACAAAAAACAGTGGTGACGCCTACGCTCCTGATCCTATGGCAGTCAAAGAGGCGCAGGCGATCATCCGGCAGCACATGGTTGATAGTGGGCAGGGTGAATTGCCGATATAGTTTGAAAGGAGTGAACATTGGGAACATTTGCAAGGAAACTTAAAATCAATATAATCATCAGCTGGATTGCCATTTAAAGCCAACACCTCGGGATCTACCCGAGGCGAGGCGCAATCCGGCCACGCTGACAGGGCAGCGCAGCTACTAGAGTATACATCAATCTAGCAAAGCGCAAGTGCCCGCCAGCGAGACTCGGTGGGTGTTTTTATTTGAGTGTTATCATCGCCAACCTTTCCGAACTCACAATCAAAGGAGATTGAACGAGATGGATTACGACAAGTTGATGGATGAGGCACGCAAACAAAATGTCGAGTTTGACGCAATAGATCGTAAGTCTCCATTTGCGTCACCACATGAACGCTCTCCCAAAGTACATCTGATTACTGCCATGGCAGCAATAGAATGCGGCATAAAAACAGATGATTGGAGTTGTGTAGCAGAAGGACAAGCGATGCTCGAGCAACTAGACGAAAGAATGAAAGGAGAACCATATGAAAATCTCACTTAAGCAAATCAAGCCATCGCCCCTTGCAGTCAGAAAGACTTGGGATGAAGAAGCACTAGAGCAGTTGGCCCAATCGATCAAGGAGCATGGGTTGATTGTACCCATCAAAGTCAGGCCAGACGGGAACGGGAAATATGAGATCGTCTATGGCCACCGACGCGTCAAGGCAATGCGGCGAGCTGGTATCAAGGAGACAGAAGCTATTGTCGAAGGCGTGGACGATACCGGCGTTTTAGTACAAGCCTTGATTGAGAACGTTCAGCGCGAGGATATGAATCCTGTTGACATAGCAAGAACCCTCTTTGCAATACAGGAAGAAACTGGCTGGTCGCAAAAAGAAATGGCACGAATGGGCATATTGCCTGAGAAAACCATATCGAATTACATGTCACTTCTGAGGGAAAGCCCGAAGATTCACAAACTTATTGAGAGGGGCGCGCCACTGGGGCGCGGTGGCGGCACACATGCTCCTGAAGGAAAGGTCACAAGTAGTCATATAATTGAGGTAAGACAAACTGGCCTATCCCAACCAGAGCGCGAAGCGGTCATTGAGAAGGCTGCTAAAGAAGGTCTAACGGCTCAACAAGCACGCCGGGTGGCCGAGACTGTGAAAGCTGCACCCAGTGAGCAAGCTAAGAAGAAGGTGCTTGAGTGGGAATACAGCCCAACACTACACGATCCTGAGCGCATCCAAGCTCGAGCCAAGAAGTATGGCGCGCATGATGTTATGTATCGCGAGAAGAGGCCACGGGCTGATGCTGACTGGCGAGAAGCGCCTGAGGTTGCGGCTTTTCTCGAAGTAGCAAGCGCATTCCGCGAAACCATAGGCGCGTTCCGAAAGACAGTTGACATCGGCAAGCTCGCTCCAGAGGGGAGACCATTCGTTGCACAAAGGCTGCGCGCTATACGGGAAGACATCGACCGGTTGATTGCGGAACTGGAGCAGTGAGATGGCTGATACATCTGATTATTTTGACCTCGCTCTACGAACTGAGCAATGGATGAAGGACGTAGGAGCTGTATGGGTCAGCAAGACAGAAACATCAGGTGAAATCCCACGCCATATCACTGTGCATGAATGGGCTAAACAGTTCGATATTGCCCTGGATGATGAGGGCGAACCCACCTGGGAAGCGGGGCGTATCTGGCAACACGTCAAACTTGAAATGATCATCAACGGTATCCCTATCGCTTTGCATGTCGCCAGAGGCCATTACATTGGGGAGCCTGGAGACCAGGCCAGCAATGTTATTTTCAACGTCGCCCATGCGATGGCGCGCCTTCAAACTGCTATGTCGCATCTTGATGCAGTAAAGGAATCTGGAGAATGGATAGATGTTCTCGAAAAGATGAAAGGTAAGCTTATTCCTGATAGGTTGTTGCTATTGCTCGATCAGACCCCGGGCGTCATTCCGGAACGCTATGCTGGTATCCCAGGTGAAGAACTCAGGTTACTCATGTCAGGAAAAGATGAAAATGAAGATACCGCTTAGTGAAAGATTACAAGATACCCGGGACCGAGCAGATGAAGCGGTTGATTAACCCTAGCACGTCATCCGAGCGTATGTTACAAATGGGGTATAGGAGATTGAGAGGAGAACGAAATGCCGATTAGACTTCATGATAAACTATTTACTTTAGGCCTTATTTACCCAGAGGGGAGCGACGAGGACGAATGCAAAAAGATTGCCGATGAAATCCTGGATGAATATAGGCGCGTAATAAAGGAAGCAAAGAGTGTGGGTGAAATCAATAAATTTTGTGGAGAAATGATTTACCGATTACTTGATCGTTTACCAGGTACAATCGTTCAACTAGGCGGGGAGTACCATGAACGTCATTAGCGACGAGCGCCGCCAAACCCCTAAAACCCTCTAACGTAAATCTAACGCCACTCTTTCCTATTGCTCCAGGTTTGCGGCCGAAGGTCCGCAGCGGGCGCTGGTCGAGTAAGCCGGCGCCCTATTTTTTTGTGCAGGCGTTTATCCTCTGATTTACGCTCGTCCTTCTCTTTGTCCTTGTCATCAGCCATCAAACGTCTCTCTTTGCACGTCTGGCCACGTTCTATTGGCTAGGCCTCTCCAGCACATACTTCCGGAACGCCGTGTGAACAACATCCACCCCACCGCCGATGATGATGCCGGTGAAGATCATCCCGATCTGTGTAGCCGGCTCCTCTAGCAATAGGGAGGGGGCATCCAAGCAGTAAAACAATGCCAATCCGACGCTGGCACCTAGAGAAAGTGCTTTGAAGCCATTGCGCCAGATGCTTTCCTTCGGGATCCAATTGAACCATGGAACAACGTAAGTTTCGATGGCAAACTCGATCCCAAATGCCAGTAGTAATGCAGTTGCGTATGTCTTTATAGTCTCGACCATTTGAATCTCCTTTACTCCTTAGAGCATCATCCCAGCGGTGCTGGCGGAACGTCCCGCACCTTCGGGACTTTCAGCCTCCGCGGGCGATGAGATAGCCGGCAAGTAGAAACATCCCCGGCACTGCCAACTTCTCGACCACCCATTTGAACGTTATCTTACCGTGCGGGTTGTCGTGTGCCAGAGTCTTCAAGGTCTTCTCGATATTGTGCAGCCGCTCGTCGTTCTTACCGATCCACTGCGCCAACCAGGCTGGACAGTCTTCCGGTAATTGAGTATTAGGCGGCATTGTTGATCACTCCTCGGTGTCGTAAGTCGCCGCCCACGATCTCCCAACGTTCAGGTTCAGGACGCTGCTCGAACGGCGCCGGCTCGGGTTCTGGTTCCTCTTCCTCGCCCCAATCGTACGCAAGCAGCATCGCCCAGACATCGGTTAGCTGACTATTCATCAGCCAGCCCAGGCGGAAGAAGTTGAAACCGACTAACTTATCCCCAAGGGTATCTCGGAGGAAGCTGATCCCTGCCTCCAAGCTCTCAGGTGTAGGCTGCCAGCCATGCTCTCGATAGGTGGGCAAGGTGACAAACCAATTCAAAGGTCGCTTGATCTGGTCTTCGATGTTTAAGTAGTCCTGAAGCATTCTCTTATAGTCGGCTATGCTGTTCTGCGTCCCAACGTAATAAGCCTGGGGAGCGATCCCTTCGAGCAGATACAGACTATCCTGCCCGACATATGATAGCCACTTCACCCAGTCGATCTCCGGATGCACGCTTGGCCGCCGATAGGATTGCAGCCACACTCTGACCGGAGTTCCGTCATGCCGATAAAGCCGGCCTAGACTGCGCAGAAAAGCTCCGGTGTTGTGACCATAAGGCTTAGCATGACCTTGAGCATCCAGGTAAATGTTTCTAGGGTTCCATCGAGCGTTCGCCTGTCTCACCGCCTCAGCTTCTACCTCCGGGTATCGGAGACTCAGGTAGCACCATAGATCCACCTCAAGGCCGTTCGCCTTGGCCTCTACTTCAAGGTGATCGTTGCTATGCTGATTGCCGGGGTAGATCATCCTCTCTTTTGCGCCGAAGATCACATTCCGATTGGTGCCTTTAATCGCTATCGACCGGACGCCGAGAGCAAGCGCCGCACCGACCTGATCCTTGATCGGGATACGGCTCGGCCAGCGAACTAGACTCCAAGGCTGCCATACGCTGACTACGAGATCCGGTTTGATCATATTGGCAATAACTCCCCGTACCATTCAAGTAGTTCGTTGGCCGTGATCCGGCCTAGCTTCAGCTCTCTCATAAAGTTCTGCATCTTTGAGAAAATCCAGATGACTTGACTACCCGCTTTTTGAGGCTTCAAGGACACCCCTGCAATTACCCAACGACGGGTCGGCTGGTCAGTTGTCCATGACATCGTTACAGTCGGCGCAGCGCCCGCCTCGTCCGATCCCGCCGCCATGACTGCTTCGTAGCGGATCTTATGCCGCTCCGTTTGGCCACCGCCAGCGCTAAAACTATCTGCGTTCTGGTTGGCAATATCAAGCACAAGCTCGCCTACAGCACTTGACACATTCACACTCGGCGTCGCGCTTTCTCCCGTAGCTGTGGCAACCGCGCCATGCGGATCTCCGAGCCCTACGCTCTTGTAGGTACGGCATGTACTTACATGGTATCCACCACTCACTCCCCAACTTACAACAATATTCTTTGAGCTACCGGGACTAGCAACCCTCCACAGTGCCACGCCCCAGTAGTTGCCTCCCGTTTCCCCCCAGTGCCATGCAATCCTTGTTTGGCCAACTCCATCAAAGGTGCAGGCGGGACTATTTATGTTTGCGCCATCACGCTCATAAACCATAGAGACGATAGCGTAATTGGCGTCGGTAATCGCTGGGGACGTAAAGCTATGAGTCGTCCCGCCAGTACCCGGGTTATTTGTTGTGGCCTCAAATGAAGGTGCAAGCATGAGTAATTCCTACTTTACGCAGTTCTCTCGAATATCAGCAAGAAAGACAACCTTGTGAAACTGCTCAAGCTGTCAATGTTCAAGCGCCAGCAATCCCTTACCAACGCTGCCACAGTCCAACCAGATAGAACGTCATCCTTGGCCTTGTGCGCGCTGGAAATCGTCGGCTTGGCTGCATCGCAAATACTGTCCCCTACCACTGGATGGGTCGAGTTGTCGAATTCGTCATAAGTACAGTGCCAGAGATCCAATATCACCGAGCCCGACCGATCACCGAACATCACCCACTCTTTGACCGTAAGGTTCGCGGGGAATATAATATCTGCTTTTATGCCGGTCGTTATCACTCCACCTGCGCCATCCAATAACACCAAACAACCAACGTCACCACCGGCTGATGCCAGCCATTTAATCCCGCAGGCTTCTCCGGAGTCTGCTGTAGGTATCTCACCATCATTCCCAACAGGAAGTCTCGCCGGAGTATTGTCTGCAGTGCCTACTATCAAATCACCCTTGGCATCGATAAGACTCTTCTCGATCGCTAAGTGCTGGACATCAAAATCTGCCAATTTCAGGATTATTTGATTGGTTTGTTCTACTTCTACTTGAGTGACTTTTTCCTCGATTATTATTTTCACCTTAGACGTGCCTCCACAACTTTCTACTCAAAATGCCCCATATAAGTGCTCGGTCTACATGGTATCTAGCTGCTAGCTTCCTTTGCGAGATACCACCACCCGCGTATTCTTCTCGGATTGCTATAACTTGATCTCTAGTCAGTTTTGCCCTACCGTGATTTTCCCCCTTGTTCTGTCGCCTTTTTCTCACCATGTCTGACACATTATCTGCCTGCGTTCCCAAGAATAGATGCAGAGGGTTAACGCATCCCTTGTTATCACAATGATGGCAAACTTGCATTTTGTCTGGGATGTCGCCATTAACCAACGTCCATGCAGCTCTATGGGCGAGTTCCATTCCCTCGCGCTTTCTTCCTCGTCTGATTGCCCCATACCCGCTCCCTGTTTTACCTCCTAACCATTCCCAACATTCATCAATGCCGCGAATATCTACCTTGTTCCAAAAACGCTCTTTAAGAGTCACCTTGTTACCTCCGGCGTAACAATTATGTCGCCCTCCAAAAGACGAGTAACTTTAACAGGGGCCGGACTACTTAATTCCAGATCGTACACACCGTTGGTGATCTGCAATGCCGATGTCTCAGTTACGGTCAGGGCGAGCTGGATCTTCCCCTCCCCTCCAGTAATTGTTATACCCGATCCGATCTTGAGCTCCTTGATCAGCGGACCCTCAAATCTCTCGCGTATGTGCATCATGGCTGTGTAGTCGGTCAGATCCTTGGGTGTCTCGTCTTCTTCTTCAAGCCAAAGCGTAGGACCCCAATCCGTGCCGGCTTCGATCACAAAATCGTATTTACCTGCGCTCATAGATTCCTCCCAAACATGGACCTGAGAGTTCCGACTGCCTGTTCCACACTTTGAAGTTGATAGTCCCATACTTCTCTAGGATCCAGCCACGCGCCAGACATCGCCCGTCTCACCCTCGCCTGGTTGAGTTTATCTTTATCACCCCGCACCATTGTTGGTCCATGCCAATACACTGATTGCACATAAAGCGGCGTTGGCAAAGGCACAGTAAAGACCAGAAAGTCAATGATCTGCCCTCCTCGAAAATCAGCCCCGCCGAAGATCCGCACCTGGTAATTGAAATACCAGCCAAGAAATCCGAGCCCAACACCTACTCTGGCCTCCTCCATGCTCCTGACCGGGATCCCCATTAGGGAGGTTGGAAGGTTCTCCTCTCTTTGCTCGTACTTGAGCTTCTCGACCTCGGGCAGCTCTACCTTTCGCCGGCGCCGTTTGGACATCATTCGCCCTCTTCACTGATCACCTGGGTGATGGGAATAGTACCAATGTACCCTTCAATCTCTGCCCCTTCGGAATCGAAATATGGCCTGAGCCGGGTGTCGTCTATGAAAACATCCAGGTTGTCGAACACCTTGCTCACTGACCTCATCTTCAGTACGGTAAGTCCGTTTGCCCACTCATCAAGCTGTAGGATTTTCTCATCTGCCTCTTGGATGTCGTCCGGCTCCGCTTGAAGGTCTATATCGTTGTCTCTCAACCTGGCTGCACAAGCGTAGCCGTGTTTGATGGGAAGCCTGGAGATCGATTTGGTCACAGTGGACCGGAGGATAGGCGTCTTGGTGCAATCAGAGCTCTGGAAACGTAAACGAGCTATACAGAAGCCCCCCGTTACTCCCTTTCCGCCTCCCATGGTCTCAGTTTGCTTGGGGGAGGTGATGTAAGGATTCTCGATAGTCGTCCACTGGGCGTCTTCATCGTCTATCTTGTAATCAACCTCTATCCAGCAGACATCCTCTTCCAAATGGTCAGCCATCACTTTGAACGCGTACCATAATTTGAGGATATCCTGCATACCGCAGTACATTCGTGAGGTTATGATCGTGCCTTCATGGGTAAATGGATAGTTCTCGTCCTGCGTAGGATTGAGCGATATCGGCAACCAGAGAAAATCTTGACCCTGCGAGAACCACAGCCGATCAACCGTAGGGCCTGGGATAACCTGAATGTGCAGGCGTCTGATCCGCTGGCCCTTCTCATCGCAGCGATACATTTCATGCCAATCTCTGCCGCCACTGCTCCCCAGGATGCTTGAATAGCCTTCCGGTCCAGCGTCGTAGGCGGCAAAATATCTGCCGGGGTATCCGATCATATGAAAGCATGGCCCCTGCCGATCCGGAGGTAGCCCACGATCTCGGGTTGGTCCAATGTCATCAATTTGATCGTTATAAAAACGCTCGATGCCATCCAGGAGTGAGAAGTACAAATAAACATCATGCACCAGGAACGCCCGACCGTTCTTTTCAGACATTACGGTTTTCATCTCGTCTAGCTGCACCACGTCGGGCTTATCATCCTTGAGCGCCCATAGGCTGCCGCGCTTCAGGCACCATAAAATCTTGTCGCCATAGGTGGGATCTATATACTGCGCTAGACCCGAGAACTTATCCTCCAGATCTCCTACCTGGATTCCCGCTTCAAATGCCAGATTGTTAGGCCACACCACCGGAGGCGCTTTGGAGACCTCTACCACGTCGTTCTTGCCTCGCCATAATTCAATCCCAGCCGTCGAATCATGGACCTTACGCAAGAATGTAGATTTGTTAGTCCCATCATCGGCAAAGTCGCTCTCGGTCCAATCTCCGCCGTTGTTATATTCTCTATGGCGCCGGATGTTGGTTGCCTCTCCCAGCGCGTAGTAGATTACCTCCTTGCTGATCATCATGTCGGTCACCGGAACAGTCATCCCATGACCGGTGATCTCCCGCCAGGTGTCGAGCCCCAGGATGACATACTCGGTGCTGGGTGTGTGCTCGATCTTCCACGGGGGAACCACCACAGCGTATCCGGCATCGTTTGATGTGATAACCCGCCAGGGCTGCGCCTCGAGCGAGCCCGGACCCGCGGTGATGTAAGCGATTCCCCCCACCAGCTCGTCGGCTGCCCAGCTTTGGGAACCATCATTCAGCCGGCTAAGATTGCCGGTATTGGCGTCTGCAGCTCCGCGATAACCATTCATGAAAATTTGCGGCGCCGAGCTGTCATCGGGAACAGTCACCAGGTAAAGCTGCCCTTTATATTCGTAGATAATTGGCACCCAGGTGTCATCGGCGTCTTTTATCCGATAGTAGAGATCGACGCCCGAAGCAGTCCAGGTGGTCTCGTCGCTGCTTTCTTTGCTGGTCCCTGCGGTGGCGTTGACCCCGATCTGCCAGTGATCCTCGCTCACGTCCTCCGCCGGACCGTAGACCTCAATCCAGTATTTCGTCGCCGGAGCCAGGGTTTCATCCTCAGGATCGAACTTCTGGAGGATCCCCAGCACGTCGGGGACGTCGGCCACCGTCAGGGTCATGGTCTTTACGAGTGCGCCGGGATTACCCTCATTGTCCTGGCGCAACTTGAGGGTACAAGGTCCGTTGGGTTCACCTTTTCGTTTGACCAGGATATAAAGCGCATCAGCATCGAAGCCGGCTATCGTGGTGAAATGATTAGCCAGGTAGCGACGGCCGCCAGGTAACATCGGCTGCCACTTGACGCTTCCAGGAAGGTTGAAAAGGTGGTTTCTGTAGCCCGAGGTGTAGAACTCCCTGCCTCCCAGAAACGCTTTACCTTGGGGCATGGTGTTGAGGCGACGCGAATCCAGGAAGCGGGTAACGTCCAGCTCGAACATCTCATGCCCGCGCCCGCCTGACCAGTCCTCTTGAGCGATCGGGGTAAATGGAAGCTCGAAGTCTGAATACTTGGGGTTTCCCTCGGAGATTTTCAGCGACGTGGATTGCAGGGAGGTTCGCGAGATAGCGTTCTTATCCGGCTTACCCCGCTGATCACACAGGATAATACCTAGCTTTGCGCCGCCTTCCTCTTCAAGACTAAGGTGGTGTGTGGAACGTGGCTCGTCGGGAGAAACTCTGACGGCCATCTTTAGTACCCCGCTAAGATGGGCGCCCTCGAGATCCGCTTGACATCATGCGGGCCGGCAGCTCTAGCGTTCCCCCTGGCCTCAGCCATGAAATCAGTCGATGGATCATCGGCGCCGGTTGATCTCAAAACCTGCAAGTGGAAGCGATAGGCGTGTATCGCTGCCTCCCACTTCAACCTGTCCAGGTTGATCCCGGGGAGAATAAGAGGAGGAACACGCGGGGCGATAATCACTTCGCCAAAGTCTGGATCCGTCCCACCAACTGTCGCATAGTACCGCCGATATTGGTACGAGGTCTCGAAAGACATCTCATACATCCCGGCCTGGGTGATCTGTGGAAGAACGTACTCATCCTCGGAGCTGATGCCGTCGCTACTCAACTCCACCTTCACGTCAAGCGTGGGGGTAGTGCCGTCTGCCTTGGGAATGACGAACACATAAGTCAGAGCGCATTGATCAGCGCTGGCGAAGTCAACCCAATCTGCATCCTGCTCGCTGGCGGTGAGATCCCCTTCACTCGCAGCTCTCAATATCTTGTCGGTATCGATATCCTGTTGGGGAAGCTGGGGATGCTTGATGTTATACGAAAGTTGAATCCGATATCCAGCCAACATCGGCTGCCAACCATAGATAAAGCGGAGCTTGCCGCCGGCAGTCTCCCGCCAGTGTAGGCTCTCCTGCCAGGCCCAAGGCTCGGCGGCCCACTGGGCAACCTCGACCATGACCAGGTCGCTAATACCGGCCGGAGGTTCCGGACCTTCGGTAGGCAGCGTGTACTCCTGCTGATCGGCCACGGTCACAAAGCTGGCATCGTTATAGGATTTAGTAAACTTGGGAATATCCTGGAGAGCTTGATTGACCGAGCGTCTTAGAAGATGCAGGGAAAATCGGGGAGGTAGAACAGAGTATAGGTCTCCCAGGGTGGGAGCCTTACCTTGCTGTGGAAAGGTTAGTTTTCCAGCACTGTGCAGGGATATGGGAAGGCTTACGCCGGCCAGGTTGCCGGTCTTGAACCAAAGAGATCCATACTGAAGGCTACCTGCCTTTACCCGCAGGTTCTCATCGTCAAGCGTGGTCGTAGTGCAACCTGCACCAGCCCGGCCATCGAAAAGCCCGCCCAACTCCCCAGCCAGTGCAAGAGTAGCATCAGCTAGGGTGGTCATGTTAGCTCCCGGAGGTGCCGGACCTTCGGCTGGTGCGTCTTGTCGGCCTCAGAGAAAAGACCCCACTGGGTTCTCCCACCTTCCCGGCGAGCACATACAAATTGCCGGCGTCATCTTCCCAGAGCGATCCTCGGACCTCTTTGATGTTCCCGTGAACAAAGATCTCAGGTTCCTTGGGCTTAGCCGCTTCTGCGAGCTCGGCCAATCTTTTCCTGATCACATCAAGAACTGTCTTACGCTTCTTGTTCGCAGTCTCGAGCTCGAAGGTAAGTTCGAGTATCTCGGTGCTCTCAGCTTGCCGGATGGCTTTAACTACAGATTTGGCATTTCCCTCTAAAACACCAAGAATCACCCGCGTTCTTTCGTCGACCTGGGCCGCAGGCCGAAGGTCTACCTCAGGCACCCACTCACCCTCAGGTGATATGACCCTTACTGGACCGTAGGCCGACTCTTCTTCTTCGACTCGAACGGGAACATTATCAGTCTCGGAAGACTGAATTTCTTCCGACATAGCAAGCCTCCATCGTGGGGGAGGAGCCGGAGGTGCCGCCGTAGGTTCGGCCTACCTTAGGCCCTCCCTCACAGATTAGAACTGGTCGTACTCGCCGCCAAGCTGCGGGCCAATGACTACAACGCCGAAGTTCGGAGTAACACCAGCAACGGTGAGGGTAGCGTTTCGATACCGGTGGGGCGTCTTGAAGGTGATACGGTAAACCCCTACCGCGGCAGCCCCGGTGATCTGGGGTAGCGTAAAGGTATCTTCCACTACGGCTCCCTCTGCGTCATCGCTTACCTGAATGACGACATCCAGAGTGTCTGCTGGAGCAGCTATCGCCGGAACAACCACATCATAGGTCAACGGAAGCCGATCAGGACCGCCAAAATCCACAAAAGCGTTGGCCAGCTCGCTTGCTTCGAGTTCGACTTCGGCCCCCTCTGCGTCAAGGCCGCTTCGCAGCATCAGTTCAATATCATACATTGCAGTTCTCCTTATGCCGCTACAACGCCGTGCAGGCGGGCAAACGCTCGTGGATGAATGTGGTACAGACCGACCGGCCAGTCGATGACGGTGCGATAAGTAACACCGTCCTCCAACATGCCGATGTCGTTCACTTCGATGCCATAAAGCTGGAAGCCCATCAGGTACTTCTCTCCCGTCTTTACAGCATAGATCGAGGTCGAGTTTCCGCCGGTCAGTGCTCCAGTGGTGTCGTGCTCGGTATCGAGGATGATCTCCGTGAGCTGGTCGGCCTTGCAGCCGATGTCGTGGATCTTTGGTCCACCCTCCCCGTAGGTCACGATGGTTCGGTTGTAGCTGTCTTTGGTCGTGGCGTACATATTGAGCTGCCGCAGGGCGCTCATGAGCCGGAGATACATGGTGGAGTTCATGAACAAGTCGTCGCACTTATGACCGTCACACTTATGGATCAAAGACTGGAGATGATCCAGCAGGGTTTGGAAACCTACATCCAGGGTGGCGCAGTCCGGAGACACGTCCAACCCTCCAGCAGCAACTACCTGTGTGGGCACATAATTGGCGATCCGGTAGTACAACCCGGTGAAACCGTCCTCGTCCACGGTCGGCTGTCCATTGATGAAGTAATCGCTGAAGTTGTAGGCAAGGGCGGTGGTGTACATATCGGTCTGGAGAGCACGCTGGTCAGTAATGCTCTTTGCCCTCACAAGCAGCTTGTCAACATCGACTTGACCCCCCATGTCGAAGATCCGCTCTTGAATCGGCTCAACGGTCCCCTTGCCTGCGCTGAAGGGCTCGTTGATCTTGCGGAAACCTACGTCAGGTAGCTCTTTGGTGCGAATGGCTTGGATCGAGAGGGTGTCTGAATCCTCCCACGAAAGGACGTCCATCGCGAACGACTCGCGTCGGAAAATATCAACCACACCCCGCTTCAGATCGCTGTCAGCCAACCGCGAGTAATCAGCTAGATTGTAGGCCATCGGTTAGCCTCCTACCGAAGGTACGGCCTTCGGTCCGGCTTATTTCTTGGAGTATCCCCTTTTCAGGTACTCCATAGGCGAGAGGCCGTCTGGTATCGCTGCCGGCGTGCGCTTCCCTTTTCCGGTGGGTGTTCTTGCGCGTCGTCCGGCCGCCAGGTCGGTCTCGTCGCCCTCGGGTTCATCCTCGGAGATGCCGGCCAGTCGCTTCTGCTTGGTGTCGATGGCAGTATCGATGCTCCGGATGAAAACCCTTGGACTGTCTGTCTTCATGTCGATCAGTTTCAGCTCAGGGTCGTCGTCCTCGATGAAGCAATCAGCTTCCTCCATCATTGCGATCGCAACTATGCCGGTGGCTTTTGCCGAATCAACCTCTCCAGGTTCACCCGTTGGCCTAGCTTGGCCCGCCGATGATCCTTCTACCTGGGCAGGCTCACCCGTAAGCGAACGCAAAACCACGTCCTGCTTTGCTCGCTCAACAACCTCTGCTGGAACCTCATGGCCGGCTGCTTTCATGTCGTCCACGAAGGTTGCCAGGCTCTTGAGCTCGGATGTTAACCTGCCGCTAATTCGATGGTCAGCCTTGTCAACGAGACCTTGGCTCAGTCTGACCGCTTTAGTCATTCCAGCGTCAATCAAAGCCTGGGTCTCTGCGCGGGTAAGGGGTTTTGGCTCGGCTCCCTTGGGTTCTGGTTCTCCGTTTGAAGTTCCAACCCCTGTGCCTAGGGGATCCTCAGAAACCGCGCCTGGTCCTAACTCACCCAATTTGCACCTCCTGCGAATTCAAAATAACATATCTGGAAAATTAATCAAGGGGGGCATCACAAATGGCTCCAGGTTTCTCGACTAGTAACAAATCCTATGGTTCTATGAACAACATTGTATTTAGCTCCTAGTTCCATATGAGTAATGTTGCCTTGTGCGTATTCTTTCCGAATTGAAATTACTTGATCTTCGGTTAGTTTTGCTCGACCACTCAGCCGGCCTTTACTACTTCTGCCTTTACTTTTCATATCTGCCATGTTTTCTGCTTGTGTTCCCAAAAATAAATGCGCCGGGTTTACACACAATCCATTATCGCAACTATGACAAACGCAAAACCCATCAGGGATAAGGCCAAAGGTTAATTCCCATACCATTCGATGCGCCCTTAGATTTTTCCCCTCAAGCCAAATCGTCCCATAACCATGGCTTTTAGCTCCCTGCCACGGCCAGCATTCATCAGGACCACGCACGTCAACCTTGGTCCAGAAACGTTCTTCAAGTGTTCTCATTGTGTCATATCCAGGTTTTTGATCCATGTGTCGATGTCATCAAATGGACGATTTAAGTTTTCCCAGATCCGGTACAACTCAGCCAGGGCGCCCGAGCTTAGAGGCTCTCCAATCATTCTGTTACCTAATATCTGCCGCATCAGAGCGCTATTGGTCAAGATCTCCGGCACGCTCAGGCTGCTGATTACCTCGCCCTCCTGCGTTTCCAGGTCATAGCGTTGATTGTACGCTGCCACCTCGGGGTGATCCTTGAAGTATTTCCTTCTCCAATCCCAATATTTCTTGAGCATGGGGAAACGGACCAGATAGTTGCGCCGCTGAGTGCCTGGGGGCAGCTCGTAATAGCCTTGCTGCACCGCGAACCAGTTGGGGTGTTTCGTACTTCGCAATTCCCTGTAGGTATCCACAGCCAGCGCTAGTCTAGGATCGAGCAGCTCAACGCCCCTGGTCTCCTCCGGAATCTCAATGCGATTCTCCGGAGTCTCGGGCAGGTACGCTCCTAATCGCTTGGCCCAGAACGCAAGGATGTTGATGGGAATGTCCTCATAGCTTCTGGTCTCGGTGCTCAGGAAGCTGTCGAGAAAGTCATCACCTAGTTGAAGCCTGGCCACTTCTTTGTTGGCTGAGCCGAGCGCCATGTACCGGGTCCATATTTCATCGACCAGGAAAAATCTTAGGCGCTCCTCGGGATCCTTGAACAGGTTTAGCCTGGACTCATACTCGGGGTATTCTTCCAAGAATTCTTGTATTGCGCTGTCGTCGCCGGCGTTCCTGGCTTCCAGCGCGGCTGACCATTTCCGGCTGAGTGCCCGCTGCTCGACTTCTCCAGTTGGGAAGCTGTCGGCCGGGAAGCCGAAGTAGTACAACGGATTGGCGTATGTCCCGTAGAAACGAGCCATGTTCACCCTGCGCTCGGCTTCATCCCAGGCCGGCCCTCTATGCTCCATCATCGCCATCTGACCCTCTTCGGGATCCACAACACCATCAGCGATCATGTTGGAGATCATGCGCTCGATACGGTAGTCTTCAAATTTGTCATACTCAGGAAGACCTGCAGCGCGTCTAACCGGTGCCTCAATGTTGATCCCGCCAGGCCCGCCGATACCCAGCGGAGCCGTCACGCCCTTGATGAACCGAGTAATCGGTAGAGGCCCGATATTCTCTGGAGTCCCTTTTGCATATTGGTGCGCCCATTCAAGGGGCAAGGCAAGACTGGTAAACAGACTAATGTAGTCCAATGGCGTAGAGAACTGCTCACCTTCCTCGAGCCGCGCCTGGTCAATCGCCCGTTCCCATATATCTCCCTCGCGAGTAACCAGGGCATGTTCAGCCGCCGCCGAGTCAACTTTTCCCTCAACCACCCAATTGCTGATGATAGATTCTGCCTTTCCAACCTCCCGCTGTTTGGTGTTTGCATACCGATCCGCCAGACCTAAGAACATCGCCGGCGGGAACATGCTGCGCAGAGGATCAACGTAGATACCGCCGCCCATCCATTCCGGTAAGAAGGGCATCGGAACTCTCACTTTGCCTTTCAACCGCTGCGGGAAGCCTGGGACGGTCTGGTAATGCGACTGAAGGTGCCTGATACGATGAAGGTTGGCGATCAACGCGGGTCGATCTACGGCTCGCATCACCCAATTCAAGAACGTCCGGCTGGGCCAGAACCAGTAAGGAAAACCCATAGTCATACCGACATCAGCCCCGCGCCTGGCGTTATAGTTGAGCAGCGAAAAGTCACGCGACGCTTCACCCCAGCGCACGGCGCCCATCTTGGTAGACGCCATCTCACCCCTTACACCCCGGATCCAACCTCTAAACGCATCCTGCTGTTCGGCGTTCAAGCGAGTTTGAACATCATCCATACCGATCTCGCGGGTCCACCCATCCGGTCCGGCCATCTTCTCTTTCATGGCATCGATCACCGGCCGGATTTCATCCCAACCATCAGCCGTTACCTGTGACATCCACAATTCAGGCGGGATCCCTTCCACAGATCCCATCTGCGACTGCTCTGGTAGCTGGAAGAAGGTCTCCTGTGGTCCTTGTTTGGCC